AAGTGATCCTAACTTTGACAGTTTAGGTGGATTAGAACTTTCCGCTATCTTCGTAGATGAAGCTAGTCAAATATCACAACTTGCGTACAATATTTTAAAGTCTCGTCTCAGATTTAAACTTGACCAATATGGTCTGGCACCAAAGATGTTAATGACTTGCAATCCTGGCCAAGTATGGTTGAAGAAGGTCTTCTATATCCCATACATTCAGGAAACCTTGCCAGACAATATGGCGTTTGTTCCTGCACTCCCCCTTGACAACCCACACTTACCAGCATCTTATATTGAGATGTTAAAGTCATTACCTCCACAACAAAGAAAGAGATTATTAGAAGGTGATTGGAATTATATGGATGAATCAGATAACATATTTGACTTTGATTCAATATCAAGTAGTGTGTTTAAATTATCACCACAACCAACAGATAAGAAATATATCTCAGTGGACGTAGCAAGGTTTGGTAGTGACAGGTCCGTGGCGGTAGTTTGGAGTGGACTGGTGGTCTTAGAATGTCTTGTGTATAGTAAGTTATCAACCACAGATTTATCGTCCGAAATAAGGGAACTAATACAGAAATACGGAGTACATCCAAATAATGTTATTGTGGATTCTGATGGAGTTGGTGGAGGTGTAGCAGACCAGATTAGAGGGACCAACTTTATTAACAACTCATCACCATTACACAAACAGAACTTCAGTAATTTAAAGTCACAATGTTATGTAAAACTATCTGAACTATTTAAAGAAGGGAAAATAAGTATTAATATAATGGAACCATCAACTGTTGATGAAATAACACAAGAACTATTGGCAGTCAAATTAAAAGATGTTGATAGGGATAATAAGGTATCAGTACAATCCAAAGATGAGATGAAGAAGGTATTGGGTAAGTCACCCGATTTATCTGACACACTAATGATGAGGATGTATTTTGAAATAAAGAATAGTAAAACAACAGGGAAATATTCCTTGGCATTTGTATAATATGAATAAAGTAACATTTGAATTAGAAGGACAGGAATATAAGATTCCAACACATTTAACAATTAACGATTATGTAAAAGTCTTTAAGGTAAAAGATTTATTTGATGATGACTACTTCGCAGCAAAGTTAATCAGTATTGTAACAGGTGCTGATATGACCAAACTATTGGAAGCCGATAGGGAAAAAGTTGGATATGTATTTGAACAGATATATAAAATCTTACCATTAGATAAACCAGGTTTTCTTGATAAGTTCACATTGGATGGTATTGAGTATGGATTCATTCCATCTTGGAAGAAGATGTCGTTTGGTGAGTTTGCGGATCTTGACACTCTAATGACAAAGAAACCTGATGAGGTCTTGGATTATTTACATATTATAACCGCAATACTTTACAGACCAATTACAAGTTCCAAGTCAAAACACAAGTTTGAAATAGAAAAGTACAATCAGAACACAATGGAGGAACGGTCCGAACTCTTTAAAAACAAATTAGATATTGAGGTGGCGTTAGGGGCACAGTTTTTTTTTACTCAATTCGCAAGGATTTATTCAAACTATACCCCAATATCTTTGAAGATGTGGATGAAGATAAGTTGGATTCAATTAAGCGTGCTATGGAAGATGAGGAAACTGATATGGAAAAGAATAGTTTTACGAAAAGATTTGGATGGTTTGTCATTCTCAACAGAGTTTGCTCAGATGATATTACAAGACATTCAGAAATTATTAATAAAACAATCTTAGAAGTACTTAATCAATTATCATATATGATAGAAAAACAAAATGAGATTGATAAAATAGAAAGAATGGCGAGAGGTCACGTTTCATAGTTCACTAAACAAAATTTTATATTTCAATATAGATGGTTGATTTTAAACAAATAGTAGAAGATTTAAGTGGTATCGCTTTTAACCACCCACAGATTAATTCTTTTGGGTTTGGTGATATTACGCAAATAACTAACGATATAGATACCAAACAGGAACCTGTATATACAAAAATGTATGTGGTACCTGGTGATGTTATCCTTGCACAGAATAGATTAGATTATAACTTTTCAATTATTATATTGGACCAAATTGATGATGACCTAACCAACCAAAGAGATGTAATGTCTGATACGTTGGAAATAACAAAGGACATATTCACCATCTTATACCAATCATATACAGCAGAGTTTGGAGGATTTAGTATAGACTATGAACCATTATGGGGTCCAAATGCCACACCATTTTTAGAAAGATTTGAAACAATCTTAGGTGGATGGACACTCAACCTTACAATAGAACAACCATTTGATTACAATACTTGTGTACTACCATTCTCAGGATTAACATTACCAACATCAGTTAACTATGTTAATTACAAACAAATCATTAATGACTTTGAGGAAATAGCAGACGCACACTTACAAATCAATTCATTTGGTTATGGTGACCTTGAACAATTAACAAACGATATTCAAACAAAGGTTGAACCGTTATATACAAGAATGTATGTTATACCTGATATTGCCACACTAGCACAGAATGAAATGACATACAATTTTCAGATTATTATTGCTGACACATTGGATGATGATTATTCAAATCAGACAGATGTAATGAATGATACGTTAGAAATATGTAAGGACATCTTTACTGTGTTGTATTTATCAGAATATGAAAGCGTATGGGGTTCTAATGTATCACCGTTCTTAGAAAGATATGAAACGGTGTTAGCGGGATGGACTTTGAACTTAACAATAACACAACCATTTGACTATAACAGATGTGACTTACCTGAATTACCATTCGTAAATAAAAAATGGTACGAACTCGCTAAGTTATGGAAGAATGTAAATACAGATTGGAAAAACACTTAAAACAAAAAACATAATATAAAATGGGTCAATTAACTAATTTATACGTATCAGAATCCTATCAAGGATTATTAAAATTAACTGATAGTACAACAGGACTAACATCGTCACTTCAAACTATTCAAGATGGTTTGGGTGGTAATTCACCTTTACAGATGAGTTTGACTGCGGTAAACATCTCAGGTTCATTCACTGTTAATGGTTCACCAATTACAGGAAGTGCGGTTGATACTGGTTCTTTCGCAACCACAGGTTCAAACACTTTTATCGGTAGTCAAATAATTGAAGGGAATTTATCTTTCCCAAGTAATTCATTTGTATCAACCGACAATGTATCAGGTGCGTTATACTTCTCATCATTAAATGGTGGAACATTATATATTAACGCTGATGGTGGTGAGGGTAATGTGAATGTTGGTCATAATGGATGGACTGGTAAATTAAATGTAACAGGTTCATTAGGTGTAACTAATATACAAGGTACAGGAAGTTTATTCTTACAACCAAATCAAACTGACGCAAGATATTTGGAAGTATATAATACATCACCAACCGATACACACATCACAGGAAGTGGTGGTCAAATATTCTTGGGTGATGACCAAACATATGTTAAGGTTGATAATTACGGTTCAGTTGAACGTATTGATATTGTAGCAGGTAATGAATTAGTAGTATCCTCATCAGTAATAAATGTTTCAGGTTCTTTATATCAGTCAGGTACATTCTATCCTGGTGTAATTGATTGGGTTAATAGTTCAATAGTACAAAACACAGGTTCATATATATTAACAGTAAATACACAAGGTATAACTGAATATGATACTTATGCAAATGTGGCAATAGCGTTAGGACAATATAGTTCTTCAGGTTCAAGTGGTACATCAGGAACTTCAGGTACGTCGGGTCAAGCAGGAAGTAGTGGTACAAGTGGAACTTCAGGAGATAGTGGTAGTTCAGGTACATCAGGAAGTAGTGGCAGTAGTGGTACATCAGGTGTTGCTGGTTCATCGGGAACAAGTGGAACCGCAGGTACATCAGGTACAAGTGGGGATAGTTTATTCGCACTAACAGGTAGTGTTTGGAACACAACAAACAATGTTGGTATCACAGGTTCATTAACTGTTAGAAGTGGAAGTTTATCAACCATTTCAAATAATACCACAGTTAATACAGATTTATATTTAACAAGTTCACAAGCGGGACAAGTTAATATAATTAAAGGTTGGAGTGAAAATCCAGCAGCAGGTGGACCTGGTGCAACACAAGCAAACTATACAGGTTCATTAAGAATCACAGGTTCAAATAACATAGTATCATTACCACAATTAAGAGCAACAGGTAATGGTGGTGGTGTTGACCAACAAGGTTATATTTCAGGTTCAGATAATACTATTAATGGAAATAGTTCAGGTATATACTTAAACACGGGTTCATTATTATTCCCGAAATTAACAAGCAATATTTTAGGTAATGGTTCAAGTATTTTAATGAACTTTACAACATCATCTTTGGCGGGTGGTCATCCAATTATACTAAATAATACATTATTTGGTGGTAGTTTAACTATTAATAGTAATAGTGGTTCAGTTCAATCAGTAGCAGGAAACATTGTTAATAATGGTGGTGTAACATCAACACAAAACTTTGTAACAAATCAAAGACCATCAATATCATCAAATATAGTTAATGGTACTAGTGTTACCTTAAACCATATTAGTAGTTCAATCACTTATTCTTCAAATTTAAATAACTCACCTGTTACAATTAATAACCACGTAAGTAGTTCAAACATTACTAACAATAACGTTTCATTTGGTAACAATACATTCCTTGGCGGTAATAATGCTACAGGACACGCAATTTGGGTTTCAGGTTCACAATCATCAAACATAGCAAGAAACTTTAACAATAACTTGATTGGTGGTAATAACAATATTATATCATCATCATTTGTTTCATCATCAAATTCAAACTTAGTATCATCCATTATATATGGTAATAACTTAGCAGTATCGGCATCACATACCGCAGCAACAAACGGTGGTTCAGCGTTCTTTGGTAGATTTAACGCAACAGGTTCAAACCAAGAAGACGCACAATCAGTTGTGTTCGCAGTTGGAACAGGTACGGCAGTGGGATCAAGAAGAACAGGTTTCTTAATTGATTCAGGTTCAAACGTATATATAACAGGTTCAGTTAATATATCAGGTTCTAATCATCAAATAATTGGTAATACAGTAATCACAGGTTCATTAAATGTATCAGGAGCAATGACTCTTGGTTTTAATGATGGAACTGATAATATTACAAGTATAGGATTTGGGGCAGGTGTTACATTATATCGTAACGCAAATAAATATACGACCGCAATTGGTGAATTTAGTGGAACAAATACCAAGTTTGCTAACGGAACAAACAATATATTATTGGGTGGATTTAATTCACAGTTTGCTACAGGTTCACAAAACTTCTTGGTAGTACCATCAGGTGGAAACTTTAAATCAGGTTCAATCAATATCATTATTGGTAATACAGAAAACATTACAAGTGGTTCACAGAATATTTTAATTGGTCAAATGCCATCTTCTTTGGGACCACAAGTTGACGCACATTTTGTTGTCAAATCACAATCAGAATCAAATTCTTATTTATTTAAGAGTGGTTCAGGAGCAAACGTTCCAATACAAATTGGATTCCCTGTTCAAGTAACTGGTTCATTAAATGTTAATGGTAACACAACTGTTACTGGTTCATTAAGACTTAGTGGTTCTGCCAATCCTGAATTAATTGTAATTGGTGAAACACAAATGACAGGTTCATTATTGGTAACAGGTGATGTGTTATTCGCATCAGGTTCAAATAAAACAATGGGAACATTTGTTCTTAATGGTGGAAACCCTGGTACGGCAACAGTATCAAATAGTTTGGTTTCAGCAACAAGTTTAATATTCTTAACCAAACAAACAAACACAAATAGTGGTAACGGAACAGTAAGTGTAACATCAAAAGGTTCAGGAACATTCAACGTAACATCAGACCATAACGGAGACGCAGATACGGTAGCATACTTAATTATAAACCCATCATAATATGGACTTAAATTTATTAGCACCTATTATTCAACAAGTATTGATTCAATCATTACAAGAGAAAAGATATCCTTTTGGGTTTTCCAAATACAAGGGATTGGGTGATAAGGTTGCGTCAGGTAAGTTAAAAAATAGTATTAAGGTTCAAGTGAACGAATCACAAGAACAAACTACCATACAAGTAATGGCAGAAGATTATTTCCAATGGGTACAATCAGGAAGAAAACCTGGTGCTAAGGGTGTTCCAATAGAAAGTATTGAACAATGGATAAGAGATAGAAAATTAAAGGGTAGGGACAAAAAAGGTAAATTTATAAAGAATAGAAACTTTGCGTTCGCCATCCAAAAAAATATAAAGAAGTTCGGAATAAGACCATCAAACTTCTTGGATGTTGCAGTTGATAAATTACAGGACAATCAAGAAATTTTAGAAATAATTGGTGACGCAACTTTTGAAGAATTATTAAACAAAATAGAAGGAATATGAGTATAGGATATCCACAATTATATAGTAATGGATTGAACAACAATTCACAATTACGAAGATCAACAGATATGGTATTTCAACGCGGAGGTACATATGGTATAACTTTAACAGGAAGTACATACATACCATCAATGGAAATGGATGTTGATTTATTCGCAGATGGTAGTAAAGTTGGTAGAATGGCATTAGTACCATATCAAGTAACATCAGGAGCAACAACGGTAACTTATTCTTTTAATTTAAGACCATATGATTATATATCTAACTACATTCAATCACAACCTTACACATATTATTGGTTAAACAATTGGTATAATACAT